GACCTTCTGCTGATTTCATTGATTGATTTATAGAGTTTCTTAAATTTGCTGATTGTCTGCCAGCATCCATTGCTAATAAAGATGCAGTACGACCACTTAATCCTTCGGTAGCTGCAATAGCTCCTCTTGCTTGTAATCCTTGTATAGTTGCTGCTTGTCTTTCTTGTGCTTTAGCTGCCCTGGTTTCTTTTAAGTTTGCTGCTAACCCTTCTTGCTGTTGTGCAAAAGCTTGTTCTGCTGATTGTGCTGATCTAGCTGCTGCTTCATATTGATAACGTGCCGCTTGATTAGCTGCTCTGTTCCCTTGCACCATCTGCAAACCTTTTATCCCAAGACCAGCAAGGAACAATCCTGATTGCGACCCTGCCGCTAATCCTCCTATAGCTGGTATTGCAGCAACGCACATTTAAGAGATCCTCAGAAATTCGTAGAATGGTTTACTTTCTTTGCCGTATCTTTCGTGGTAGTTAACAAAAATAAACCCAAGAGACTTTAACCACTTTATAGCAGAATGGTTCTCTGCATATACCATATTGTATAGCAAATCATAACTTTTCAATAGGTTATTAACCCATTTCCTTCCTTCTCTTATTAATTGTATTTTATATTTTCTATTATCAAACAACTCATCAGTCGCTACCATCCATATACAACCATCAGAAATAACACCACATAAACCAATAGGATTATCATTATCATCAGCTATAGCCATGTTTGTTTGACCATATAAGTAAGACAGTCGTAATGCTTCTTCTGGTTGTTTTCCTGTTTGATAGAAAGCTTCCATCTTATCCATATTTCTCATGTGCTTTACAACATGATTAAGATCGCTAAGCTTTGATTTTCTTAAATGCCCCATTAAATACGTCTTGACCTCATATGGAACATAGCTTCATATTCAGCACTTGATAAGACTGTTGGTAAGAAGGTGTCATTCTTTACATCAATACTAACTCTATCTGCTCTACTCATAACTGGCACTTTAAATGTACCTGTCTCTAAATTAATCTGACCAATAGAACTAGAAGCTGCACCTAACAAACGACCAGTAAATTCTTGTGTTGAGGTTACGTTATGATCTGGTGTAACTTCTACTTTAAAGAATCCAGTATCTTCAAATTTAATATAAAAATGTTTTAGTTGTAATCGACCACTAATAATTTCTCCACTCTTCTGTCCTCCTGATGATTCGGTAAGACGTTGTGATGAAAATCTATAGTGCATTTCATAAGGTTCACCAATAATAAATTTAGAATTTCTTACGTCTGCATTAAGAATAGTTATAGTTGATGTGCTTCCGTTAGACGTATTGGTAGCAGTTAATTTCTGTCCTGGTTTTAAAGGTTGAGTAACGCCAAAAACATCTACATATGTGCTAGTTTCTGTAGATGATAGATACCTACCTACAACTTCCATGTTTGCGTATAGCTTATATGGCACAGTAATAGTAGAAACTTTAGTTGTACTGTTGTAAGCAATAGAAACACCAGTGGTAGCTTCTGTAATTTTACGATCTAAATGATATTCAAAATCAGCATTAGGTTCTTTGTAAGCTGATGCAAAAGGTATTTTTTCTAAAGTTACAGTTGCAGTATCATCTCCGATATTATCCATTACTAAAAACAAATCAGTACCAATAAATTCTATATTTTTAATTGCTCTTCCAGAATTAAAAGTATATGTAAACCAAGCGTTTAATATTTTTTCTGACCTTGCTCCATACAACCATCTATTAACATAAAGAACATTTGGATTCGTTGCACCTAATAAAACTAATACATCTTCACTGTTTGATACAGCAATTTTAAATATGTCTTGTGGTATTAATCTAGGTATATGAATACTTATATTTGAAGCATCTTTTACGTTTGTATTTCCTTGAGATATATATTCTCTTACACCAGCAAAGTTACCTTTTTTTGTTAAGTAATAAATAGAACTACCAGAACCAACAGGAGCAGCTTCATCTGTTGATTCAAATTCTGTTGTTACAACTACGTTAGCTGTTTTTGGTGTTAAAGAATCAGATGATGATGTAAGAACAAATTGAGTTTGATCAGAAAATAATATTAACTTTTCACCCATATTTACTGCGTTTTTAAGAATAGCAACTTTTGTATGAGATGCTGCCACGTCAATAGGATCGCTATCTATAACCGACAAAACAGTTTCTGGAAAGAAGTTAAAAAACTCAGATACTCTTGATAAGATCACATTATCATCAGCTAAAAATCCTAGTCTGTTTCTAAAGAAAAATACATTATTCATCTTTGATCCAATAAACGATGGATCTGGTGCAGATATTTCATCACCTACTGTTCTTTCTCCCCAGAGAGGTAAAGTATAAGCAACATTATTAACTGTATAACTACCACCATCTACTCTTGCAAATATAAAATTACCATCAGCTTGTCTTATTAAGACGTGTGGCATTGTTGAATAATCAAATTTAAATTTAATACCTGCTTCTACTGATTCTTCCCATTGCCCTTCTGCTAAGACACCTGTACCAGCAGCATTATTAGTTACAAACTTTACATAGTAATTATCAAAACCAGTTGATTCATCACCTTTTACTTCAACCACCATTCCATCAGGTGCTACAGAAGGTAAGTCTGTAAATTGTTGCACTGAATTTTTTACAGTTGTTATTTGTGTATTACCTTGAGTGTCAGAAGACTCTACAGTAAAATTTGCATTATTGGTTCGTTTTATATGTAAAACTGGACCGTTTTGATTAATAGTAAATCCAGTAAGGTTAGATGTAAGAGAAGTTCTTATTGAATCAGCAACAGTAGTTGTACTAAGAGGATTATCACTAGCAGTATTTTTTGTCGCAACTACATTATCAACCTTTACTGTATAAGTTGTATTATCTGTGACTTGATTAAAAAAGACTATTGCTTGTGTAATATTACCTGAGGATAAAGTTGTATCCATTGCAGTAGTAACAGTTGTATTTACAACAAAAGTAAAATCAGCAATAGTTATTGTTTTAAGTTGTAATCTTGGGCTTGTGCAACTTAAGTAGCTAAGTCCATCAGGAGTGTTAACAGTTTTTTCTGTACCATCTAATTCAAAAACTCTTAAACTTGATGTACCAAAGACTACTACATATCTTTCATTAACATCTCTATTTATCATTCTTACATGAGCAGTATCAATAGGACTTCCAGTACTAATTAAATTTGCTATAAACTGAGAACCAGAACGTTTTGTAAGACCTAGTACAGGATCGCTATTAGCATTGTCCTGTATATCAGCATGGTCTGCTTGTTTTGTTGATTCAGAAGATTGTGAAACTCCTCTTAGTAAAGTTGGAATTGACCTTGATACAAGACCCATAATTACCTGATGATTGCGTTTGCTGGTGAATAAGTATCAAAAACACTTGTTAAGGATGGATCACCTCTTAATACATTGTGATCAGCATTACATAAATCAGTTTCCATAAGTATTGATCTTGCTCTGGTTTCGTCTTGTTGTGTATAGCTTCTTAATCCTTGATCACTTACTAATCTATCAACAAAAATACGAGCAGCTTTTATATTGATATATCTTCTTGCAGGTTCTGGTATCTCATTAAAAGTTCTTAAGTAAACAATAGTGCAAATAAGATCTTCATCAAATTCATATTTATTATTTAACCTGTCATATAATTTTAAACCACGCTGTATTGCATCAATTGTAGGGTGTTGATGAATATTAGGATCTACTCTCAATACATCAGTTGATAAAGCTATCTGTTTACTTACCGCATCTCTGGTAAGAGTTACATCTATTTCTGTATTAAAACTCCACCCTTCACTCTGTACATCTTTATTAGTTTCAGTAAGAGTTGATTGAGCAAGACGAGCATCAACAGGAAGAGTACCTGTCAAGCTGTTTATAGGAGACTCTCCTATAGCAGCCAACATAATGTTGACGCTTTCTAGTTCAGTGGTGGCAGCAACAGACATGATTAATACTGGTTAAGCATTTTAAGGGCTTCTTCTCTAGCTTTTCTTCCTTTTGAAATATCCCCAACTCTACTTTTTTCGTTTGGGTCATCATATTTTCTCTTTAAGAAGTCTAGCAATTTTTTACTTAGCTTCTTCTTTTTCTTCTTTTCTTTCTTTTTAGTTATTTTAAGTGATTCTCTTTCCATGATAATTCTTAAGTTAATTTAAGTATAGCTGCTATGTCTAGTCAGGCTTTAGCAGTCTTTGCAGCATCTTTAAAATTCTTTGCTGTAGGAGCACCTTTAGTACCAGGCTTCCTCATCTTTTCACCAGATCCAGCAGCGATTCTTTTTTGCTTGGCGTGGATGTTGGCATACAAACCTTTCTTCTTTTTTTTAGGTTTGGATTTCTTAATTTTAAGAGAATCTCTATCGTAGTGACTTGGCATAATTTACCTTAAAAAAAAAGAGTACCCATTGCTGAGTACTCTGTATGTGTAATTAAGAAGCAGCAAGTTTAATTGTTGCAGCACATTCTGGACGGAGTATTCCGTGACCAAGAGCATACTTAGCAACCATTAATGTACCTTGATACATGATTCCATAATCAGAACCAGAGATCTCAGTAGTCATGTCCATTAGTTTTACTGTACCAACAGCAGACTTATGGAATACAAGACCGATAGTTTTACTATCATCACCTGAGTAAGTGTTTGCAGCACCTGATGGGTTAGATCCTACGTTTGATTGAGGTACGTTGTTACTCATCATTACAGGAATACCTGCAACCATTTGTACTTTACCTGAAGCAAAAGATCCGTTACCACCTGGGTTGAAGTCAACATCAACTGTTCTTGTAGCAGACTCAGCTAGTTTGTAATACTCAGCAGGTGGTAATACACAGAAACGATCTGTTGTAGGGATGTCTCTTTCATCAAATGCCTGAGCAATATCATAGATAGCACCAGCTAATTCATCACCTGTGATACCAGCAGAAGTTGTGTTACCAGCACCAGTTGGGAAGCTAGATACAATACCACCACTACCACCTGTAAGTGTAGTTGAAGCTCTTGAAGCGTTTGCTATTACTTTAGCTACGTTTTGATCATAAGTTTTGGCAAGTGCCTTACCTAGTTCAGTAGCATAAATAGCTCTTACATCATAATGATTCTTAAGCTCATCTAATTGTTGGACAAATGATTGTGCAATTAGAAGATCATCAATAGAGATGATTTTTTCGTTAGCTAAGATTTGGTTAGCACCAACAAGAGGTGTACCTGCTGTGTGATACGCTGCTGTAGCTGTACCTGTTACAGGGAACTGTGCTGATTTACCAGAACTGATTGTACGGACGGTATGAAGGCTGTCGTTGAAAATGTTATTTTCAGAGAAAGCAGTCAGAACCTCTCCACTGAAGACCTTGAGAAACAAGGCATCATAACCAGTACCAGAGTTATTAACCAAACCTAAGCGTGAGACTGTAGCGTTAGCCATGAGTTTCCTCTTAGATTAATAATTTTACTTTGGAACTTCCTTTAGCCCTTCCGTTCTCTCAGCGTTGTCTGACGCATCAGGCACTTTGATATTGAGAAATGTTTATAGAAGTTATAAAAATGATAACAAAAAATTAATTACAATTCCACTTTCTTAATGCAAGTGCTTTACGAGTAGGTCTTCCTTTACTATCTTCCATTGGTCCTTTTACTCCTCCCATCCTTGCACAAAAAGATTTCTTTCTACCCTTTTCTGTTTTAGATAGACCTGATGTTTTAGTAACAGGTCGTTTTAATTTACTACCAGTTTTTTTATTAATATACTTTCTACCCTTCTCTGATAAACCACCAGTAGGGTTCTTATGTACCTTCTTTATCTTGAGACTATCTCTTGCCATTTTTCTTTGGTTTCTTTCTTAAGATCATAAGATCTTCTCTAGTAATTTTATCTCTAGGTTTTGCAACTCTAGCGATCTTACTTTGTTTTTTTGAATAAGGCATAGCTAACTATCTAGTAGTAAATACATCACTACCACCCAAACGTCTTTGTACGTCTTCAGTGTAAGTTACATCCTTACCATATCTAGGATCTCTCATGGCAGCTACTACTTCTGTGGTAGATCTGTAAGGTGTAGGTCCACTAGATGCAGACTTGCCTGTTACTAAGTTTGGTTCAACTCCCATAGCGTTACTGTATTGAGAATAAAGTCCTTGTACTGCTAGTTTAATCGCTGCTGCGTCACCTGTCTCTGTTAAATTATTAAATGCTTCAACATCAGGTGCTGGTAAATTTTCAATAGCCCAGGCAGTCATCTTGCCATAGCTATCATCACCACCAACAGAATCTTTTATACCTTGTATCTGTGCTGTTGCTATTTCACTAGCATCAACATCACCACCTCTTAGTCCATCAAGGTATGTATCTATAACCTGTCTGGAGAAACCTGCACCTTCTAACTTGGTGTAATCATCTTCTGATATTTCACCAGATTCTTGAAAGCGATCTGATATATCTTGTGGATCTATCTGTGCTTCAGTTAATACTTCAGCCAGACCTTCACCATAGTATTCATTAGCATCAAAGTCTGTTGCTTCTGTTTCTTCCGCAACTTCTTCTGTTGCTGTTTCTTCTTGTGTTTGACTACCAAGCTTACCTTCCAGTTCTCTATAACTAGCAGCTAAGTCTTCAACAGATTTAAACTTACCAAGTATAAGACCATTTTCATCAGTCTCATTTTGAGCAAGAGTTTGTAAGTCTTCTTGGGACATTGGAGCAGTTTCGTTAACTGCAACTTGTGATTGGGCCATAATAAGTTACCTAGTTATATGTAATTGTATTACCATTTTTGGTTTTGACTATCTTTGGCTCTGTAGGAGCAGGGTCATCATTAATTCCAAGTCTGCTTACAACAGCTTTTGATGTGTCAGTTTCTGGTTTAGGATCAGGCTTCTTGCTCGGCATTTAGTTCCTCCGAAGTTTGTTGGGCATTAGCATTTTTCTGCGGATCAAGTAGTGGTGATCCAAGAGCAGCAGGTCCAAGATGTTGAATCAACTGCTGTTGTTGCATTTGTTCCATCTCAGCCTGTATCTCTTCTGGTGTCTTCACTAGGTTAGCAGTATCAATACCGATAGAGTTTGCTAGTCGTTTTATCGCTTCATCTACATTCATGTACTGACGCATGATGTCTGGACCTAAAGCTTGCGATACCGTTCCAATAAATTCAACAAGCTTATTACGATCATTACCTCTACCTAAACCTTGTACACCTGTAACGATCTTAGGTTTTACTAACTTCTCAGGTAACTTAGGAGCTTTGCCAGAACGTACTAACATATGCATCCTACGTTTTAAATAGCTAAGTTGAAATTCCTGAGTCAGGATGCTGTAAATACCACCAAGACTATTCTCAAGTTCATTAGCCATCATGGTAACTTCTGCTGCTGTTACTCTTTCAGCATCTCTCTGTACAGACCTAGCCATAAGGAAGGCATACTCTAGTCTTGATTCTATTCTTTGTATTGCAGAGAAAGATACTTGGAAGTCTCCACCTTTGTTTACCTGCATCACAGAAATATCCGCAGCAGATCCTTCTCGTATAGCACCGTTAGGAGCTTTGGCTAGAGTAGCTGCTCTGGTTACACCGTTAGGGTTTACAAGGAATAAAGTCTTAGCTGATGCAGCAGCACCTTCTATGATTGCTTGCATTAAAGCTTCTAAACTAATCAAGTCTCCTTTGTACTCACTGACATATCCACGACCAAAATCTTCTCCATCACAACGGATAAAGCGTAATACGATCCAGGGAGATACATCTAATTTAGACTTACCATCAGTACCTGGTATCTTTTCTCCTTTACATTCTTGATACCAAAAATGATTATCTCCTACTCTTTTAACGTAAGTGTATATATCAAGATCACTATCCATTGATTCAGCATCATAGTTTTCTTTCTTCATTATCTGCTGTATAAATTCATCAGATAAAGCTTGTGGATGTACTGATTCTTTTGTAATTATTTCTAAGACATTACCAACTGCATCTCTTTTACAAACAAACTTTGATAGTGGATAAACTTTTAATCCTTCGTCTGTTAGGTAAAGCAGAGCATTACCACCAACTATTAAATGCTTTAACGCTTCAAACATTGCAACTCTGTCGTTAGATATTTCTATCTCATTCATCAAAGCTGTTTCTATTGATCTAAGTCCTTTATCTATCTCAGTCTCTAGTCCTTCTTGTCCTTGCTTTAGTAATTCAAGACTATCAATACTTAGTTTGAAGAAGGCAGTTGATGGAGGAAGTAAAGCAAATAATAATTTAGATGCAAGACTATTAACACCTCTAGCACCTACAGCTTGAAAGGGAGTTTTTGTATTAGCTCTAGTACCAGTTGCAGTTTCTGGTATCAGTGTAGGGATAGTAAGTTTACTGCAATCTTTTGCATCATCATAATAACTAGACCTGTTACTTTCTAGTTGTGCGTATCTGCTTGCAGCAGTCTTACCAGGTGTTGAATAATCCATAGTTTAAGCGGTTCCTGTCTTCCGACCTGTAGGACTAGATTTGAATTTTCGTTTATTAAAATTATGTTTTGCTCTATCTTGATTAATTTTTCTTTTTGCTCTATCTGCGTTACTCATACCACCCTTACCTGTAATACCTGTAATTTTTAAAGAGTCACCAGGATTCTGAAACCCTTCTGTCTCTTGTCTTTTTATTCTTAATGTCTCTGTAGCTTTAGCAGTATCAATAGGATTATCTACACCAGTTTGAGAACCAGTTACTACAGGAGGAGCATCATCAAACTCAGGTCTTGGTGGTGCAGCAGGTTGTGAACTTCCAAAAAAACACATAATTAATAACGTAAGTTACCAGAACCACCAGTAGGAATTTGTAAAGATCCTCTACTACCACCAATCATTCCACCACTTTTAACAAAACGTCTAGATTTTTTCTTAGGTGCTGGTGTAACAGCTTTAGGTTTAGGAGTTGGTGTAGGTGCTGGTGTTTTAGCTACAGGTGTAACTGCTTTAGGGGCTGGAGCAGGGGCAGGTTTGGGAGTAGGTTTAGCGACAGGTGTTGGTGTTGGTGTTGCTACTGGCTTGGGAGTTGGCCTAGGAGTTGGAGCAGGGGTAGGTTTAGCAACAGGAGTAGGCTTTGGTGCAGGTGCTGGCTTCTCAACCCTTCCCATTATTGGGCTTGGTTTAGGAGCAGCCTTTGGTGATGATCGTCTTCCGAAACACATGATTAATACTTAATGTTTGAGGTTGCTAATAAAGGTATTCGTAATGTTTGTGTACCTAATCTTCTTCCTGGTCGTTGTCCTGTTCTCTTTGGCCTACCATCCTTTACAGACTTTCTATTACTACTGACAACAACTCTTTCCGCAGTCTTCTCAGGCTTCGGTGGTGTTGGTCGAGGTTCTGGTAAAGGTGGTGGCTTAGGTCTACCTCCGCACATGATTAGTTCTCCAAGACTGATTCAGTGAGCATAGTGTCTTTTTGCCTGGCTTGCTGTTCAATAAGATAATCAACAAGAGATCGTTGCCCTGCTCTATACCATACCTCTCTATCAGTTAATGACAAATCAGGATGACGATTAGGAAATTTTTGATCTAAAGCAAAAATCAATTCATCTGTAATAACTGGTAGCTTTTCAGATGACATGATTAGTAAGATTTATATATATTGTAGTTCACTTTTAATAATAAAGTATAGCAGGTTTAAATTTATGTGATAAGGTGGTGATGTCATAGGAGAGTCTTTCTATTACAACACGGAAATACCAGTAGCTGACCGCCATTAGTTACTGGTTTTTTTTGACTAAGCGAAAACACTGGTGACTTTATACCCGTTGGTTGCCAGTGTTTTTTTATGGAGTCCAGAGAGATACTTCTCCTGTCTTGTAATCAAAGTCTCCATCTCTAAGTATTCTTGCCAACTGTGCGTTAAGAACAGCATCAGCAAAGTCATATTTCTTTTTCTCATACGCAGCTACTACCTTCTCCCACATCTGTTCTAGTGTTTTAGATTCTCCCAGTATCTTCTCTGCTGTTACTGGTCCTACTTTATCTATACCAA